GGCACCACCGCTTCTGTGGCTCACACAGCTCACGGGATGAAGAATAATGATAAAGTGGTTGTCAGGTATGCTGCTGAAAATGAATACAATGGTGTGTTTGCAATTTCCAATGTCACCACTAACGCTTATGATTATACTATGACGGGTTCACCTTCCTCCCCCGCAACTACCAACCCGGACAGGGCGGCTATACTTGCCTCTGGCGTAGCACTACATGGCTTAACTGATGTAAATGGTGATATATCGGCATCTAGAACATATACAATAAGTACACCGGTAAAAGGATTCGCTAGAAAATCCACTTCTTCACCGAGATTTAAATCATTCCCATTAAGTGGTATCATAAATAACACATTAGGGTTGACACTGAGTGCCAGATTAATATTAAATGAGTAAAAAGGAGCGTATAATATGGGTAATAAAGATGATGATTTAGTGATGGACGGTTTCAAAAAGCTTGACCCACATCTAACTAGCACAAAGGCCCCCCGGATCAAATGGGGCGATAAATATAAGAGTTGGTCCCCCGAACGGAGACTTAAGTATGTGGAGGATTTGGCCGCTAGTATGAATAATGCTGCAGCGATTATCCAGGAAGAAAGGAATGAGTTAGGCCGATTGTGCGAAATGAAAGAAAAACAACTAATTAAAATTAGTGCGGAATTAACTCGGAATAATGAGATGATTTTAGCTGAAGTAACCAAGATGAACGAATATAAGCAAAGCACTAATCTAGAAATCGCTCGATTGAATGGTATCATTAGAGGTTTCAACGCTGAGGCAAGCTGATGGCGATAACAGTCGATTATATAACTAAAGTTATATCTGTGCCACAGGGCGATTTAACGTTCGTCTCCGGAACGCTGTATGAATTAGATACAGAGACATTCCGCCAAACGATGAAATCGATTGAAGCCAGTGAGAATGGTATACATTTTGATGATATGCACCAACGTAATGCGCCCTACACTGTGGCCGGTGTTACTTATGCTCAATCAATTGAAATAATCAATGGTTATTCCGTTACGTTTACCCCCAATTCTGCTTGGTCTGTGCGTTTGATCGGCAGTAACAACAATATATTTGATATCGAGAGTGGTATTTTAAATCAGAATCAGGTCCAGGTTATACCCACTAATTCAGCTGGGTTGATCGACGTTAATAAGCAAGATATAGAGTCAGGCGCTTATAATTCCCAAATTTACCTTGACACTACTAACGGAACGGATGGAGTAGGTCACCCATTTGGTGCTGAACGCGCACCGGTTAAAACTCAGGCGGTGGCAGTTACCCGAGCGGTAGATAGGGCGATTAATAGAATTAAAATCGTCAACCCCATAACAACGATAGATAATACTGTCTCTATGGATGGTTATTTATTGCTCGGGGATAGTCGAGCCTCGACGGTGGTGACTTTTGTCGATGCCGACACCGGCGACATGGGTTTACATAATTTACATTTTACCGGCTCAATGAATGGTGGGATAAATGCTGATAAATGCGTCATCGGAACGATTACCGGTGCCGGTTGCACAGTAAACGAGACTCTTTTTACCGATTGTTTATTCGAGGGGAATGTTCAGATTCGACCAGATAATACGCAGCCCTTCGCAATCGTTAATTGTGGCTCCATTGAAAATAATCAGATGGTTTTAGACGTTAACGGCACATCCGGTGATGTTACCATCCAGAATTACGCCGATAGAATTAAAATAATCAATATGACGACTGCGATTAATTTACACATTTCTTCGGCGGCTGGTTGTGAACTAGATATAGATGCTAGTTGCACAGCAGTGAGCCTGCTAGAGGTTCACGGCAACGTAAATATCATTAATAATAGCGGGCTAAGCGTCGACGATGATACAGCCCAGGCTTTAGTGTGGCAGGAAATCATTGAGACTGAAGGCAATTACACGGGTCAGCAGGTAATGTCGATAATTTTGGCCGTCTTAGCAGGTATAACAACAGATGCAGGTGCCACATTTAAAACACCGAATGGTGTGGCCACCCGTGTAGCAGCTATTTTGAATGATAATAATGAGAGAACGAGTCAAACATTAACACCGAGTAGTTAACAATGGCTTCAAATGATCAAACTTTTTGGCAGAAGTATTTCAGCAGAAAATATTGGCACCAGAATTATTGGGTAGGTCAATTTATAACACAGGTAGTGGACGCTATGAAAGAAAACGATTTTACTTCTAAGGGCCATGCGCACAAGCTTGATGGTGAAAGCGGCACGTCCATTAAAACAATACCGGGCGGGGGTGCTGCCGATGCTTTCGGTAGGATGAGGGTATCATCGCCCCATACCTCATTCCAGGCCATGTTGGAGTACGGATTAAATTCTGCGTTTTATGATCAGGATTTAACCGGATCTGCTACTGCTGTCCATGATGCTAATTTATCAGCTGTTAAGTTGAAATGCACTACGGCATCTGGTGATAAATGTATAAGGCAATCATCAACTTATGTGGCTTACCAACCGGGTAAATCTCAATTGATAATGGCCTCGGGTGTTATGGGTGCGGCTAAATCAGGAGTGCGCCAGAGAATCGGATTTTTTGATGATAATAATGGTTTATTCTTCGAGCAAACCAGTAGTGGGATCAGTGTGGTTCGTAGAACATCCACTTCAGGGTCACCTGTTGATGAAGCGAAACCACAAGCTGAATGGAATATGGACACATTTAATGGTAGCAAGACTTATCGAAATGCCAACCAATTGGATGTAGATTTATCAAAAGTACAGATATTCTTTATTGATTTTGAATGGCTGGGCGCGGGCACCGCACGATTGGGTTTTGTAATCGATGGTGAAATACACTATTGTCATGAATTTGCTGCAGCTAATGTTTTAACAACGCCTTATATGACTACACCTAATTTACCAATACGGTATGAGATTGAAAATATATCCACTGCAGCCAGTGCTACTGAAATGTTGCAAATATGTGGCACTGTTATTAGTGAAGGTGGCTTTGAAAGGCATGGTTTGGTCCATGCAGCAGGTACTTCAACGGCTGGTGTTACCGTTGGTGGGACGGAAGTTCCACTATTTAGTATACGCCCAGCATTATTATTCGGAGGTAAAAGTAATCATTCTATTGCATATCCGTTGATTTTAAGTGCACTTAATAATAATGTGGCAGACTTACAATATAGAATACGTATTAATGGGATTTTAACCGGAACGCCATCCTGGAGTTCAGTGGAGTCTGATTCAATGATGGAAATTGATATTGCCGCAACAGGTATAACCGGGGGGCATGTCCGTCATACGGGGTATTTAAGTGGTTCCGGTCAGGGATCATCAGATAGAGTGTCCACTGAACAGAATGATATACCATTGAGTGTACATATGGGTGATGTCCAAGATATTTTAACAGTTACGGGTATTAGTTTAGGGGGGAATATCAATGTCAATGCTTCAATGTCTTGGCGTGAATTTCTTTAGATAATGGGTATTGACAGAGGTAGTGGCTGTAGATTTTACTTTTAGGGCGAATTAAGGAGCGCTTAAATTATGAACACACATCAAGAAGAGAAAGAAAAATACGAAAAATGTTGGAATACTGAAGGGTATCGGATACATTCGCCCGGAGAAAATAGTCTAAAAGCTTTTGAGGAAATTGTTGATCCGCCTGAATTCAGTAGAATAGTTGATTGCGGAAGTGGGACGGCCAGGGCCAGTTTAGCATTAGCGGAATTGAATTATAGTGTTATGATGCTGGATATCACCGATCAATCTATGGATGATGAAGTTAAAGAAGCCGTTGCCGTTAAGGATAATTTAAATTTCCACGAAGTTAATTTATGGGAAACAATAGGTATGGATAGTCACGCTTTCGATTACGACTATGCTTATTGTTGTGATGTTATGGAACATATCCCCACTGAATATGTCATGTTGACCCTACAAAATATCATGAATACCTGTCGGGAGGGAGCATTTTTCTACATATGCTTAGTTCCAGATGGGTTTGGGAAAATCATAGGTGCTCCCCTTCACCTGACAGTTAAGCCGTTTATATGGTGGCGGGATAAGTTAGCTGAGCTCGGTGAGGTGGTTGATGCACGTGATCTATTAACTAATGGTATGTATTATGTAAAACGGAGGTCATTATGATCTTCGTAACAGGTGCAGCTCGATCAGGTACTTCCATGGTAGCCCGCATTCTTAATGATTGCGGTGCCTGGGTTGGTACTACGGGGCCGAAAAGTGATGAAAACCCCAATGGGTTCTATGAAAATATCGGTATACGTGATGGAGTGGTAAAGACCATGTTGGCTATGATGGGGGCCGATCCACTGGGTATGTCCCCCCTGCCCTCCCGAGATATCTTCTCGGGCCTTACACTACGACCCCTTATTGATAGGTTCCTGGATAGTGATGGCTACTCGGAGATACCCGGAGGGGCCCCGTGGATATATAAGGATGCTAAGCTACTACTGATGTGGCGTGACTGGGCCGCTACGTACCCCCATTCAATATGGGTCCTGGTTCGTCGGGAACGTGAAGAATTAATCGATGCATGTTGCCGCACCTCATTTATGAATATCGCCCAGTATGGTGTTCGGGACCGGGAATTTTGGGCACAATTGGTAGATGAATATTTGGAACGGGCCGAGGAATTAAAAGCATCCGGGGCGAATGTCATTGAAGTTGACGCCAATGCCCTAATCAAGGGAGATATCAGTTCATTAAAACCCGTTATTGAAAATGCTGGCCTGGATTGGGACCCCGAGAAAATTAAGAAAAATATCATGCCCAACCTGTGGGGTGAGGACAAAACGGTTATGTCCCGTTTAGAGATGAACATGGGTATGAATGTTTCCGATGAGATTATTTTAGATAACATCAGAGTTAATATCAAGCGCCAACTTCCACAGGTCAAACCTTATGAAATTAATAGTCAAAAGATTGCTATCGTGGCTGGCGGTCCTTCCCTCAGTGATACACTTCCTGAGTTGCGTAGACAGGTTGAAGATGAAGGTATTAAGTTGGTGGCGGTCAATAACACACATGACTGGTTGGTAGAGAGAGGATTTAAACCATCGATTCATGTCATGGTGGATGCTCAACAGCATAATGTTAAATTTGTGCAGAACCCTATAAAATCCTGTAAATATTTAATGGCATCTCAATGCCACCCTGATGTATTTGATGCACTGGAAGGATATAATACCCAGATATTCCATCTTCTCAATAAATCGGGGGAGGAAAAAGTCCTGGATGAATATTATTATAAGAAGTACCATTTTGTTGTAGGTGGGTCGACTGTGACTCTCAGGGCGATATGGATGATGAGAATGTTGGGGTTCACCAAAATGGATGTTTATGGTTTTGATTCCTGTTACATGGACGGTAAGCATCACGCTTATGATCAAATCGAAAATGATAGATGTGAAGTGCGTGAATTAACATGTGCAGGTAAAAAATTTCAATGTGCTGCATGGATGGCTAGTCAATTTGAGGATTTCCAACATTTTATCATATCATTGGGTGATAAATTTGAATTAAATGTTCACGGCAATGGTTTGATAGCACATATGATGAATGAAGGGGCGAAATTACAATCAACTGTAGGAGGTGATTAAGATGGCGGCGCAAGCTTGGTTAGTTTATAGAAAATTTAAAGAATATGTGATGGACAATACTATCGATATCGACGGCGATATCTTTATGTTAGCATTATACACTAGTGCGTCCAATGCTGCAACGGATACTTTATCTCTACGTAGTGAGGTGACTAATGAGGTAACTAACGCCAACGGATATGCTACCGGTGGTAAAACAGCATCAGCAACTACTTGGTTAACAGGTGCATCATCAGGTGAAATGCGTTTTGATGCCACTGCTACGATTTGGTCCGCATCAGGTGGGGATATCGTCGATGCTAAATACGCGGTATTATATGATCAAACTACTGGTGCATCGGCAGGTGCCCAAAAATTGATCGCCAGTTCGCGATTATCTACTTCGCAGTTCACTATTACCAGTGGTAATACGTTAACAGTGACACCAAGTGCTAATGGTATTTTTGAACTGAATTAATGGAACAGTATGACGAACACCATTCTTTTGTGCGCGGGCTATCTATTAAGACAGCCCGCTCTTATTATCCACTAATTTCGGATGATGATGCTGTGCAAATAGGCTGGGAAGGATTTTTGCAAGCAAAAAGATCGTGGAATGGCGTAGGTAATCTCCACGGTTTTGCATCCATCCGTATTCGCGGTGCTATCATAGATGAAGTTCGAAGATTAATCGGGCGGGGGAACAGGTATAACAAGGAAGTTTTTCTGGATGATTTCGATGATGATGAGATCGGGGAGTTATTAAGTTATCGTGATCCTAATTTAGGGGTGGACCCGGCTAAAACATTAACAGAAATGATCACCCCTGTTACAGACTCACGGGATAATTTTATTTTATTGATGTATTACGAGTATGATGTGGTCTTTGAGCAGATTGCGAGCATGTTAGGTGTTACTGTATCAAGGATTAGTCAGTTGCACAGTAGAGGCATTAAGAAATTAAGAAAGGAACATGGTGTTATTGAGGGATTATTGTAGAGGAGCGAATGATGGAATTAAATCGACGTATAGGAGATATCAAACCCCGTACTGGCAGGGCGACATATGGGGAATTAGTAAATCTCAATAAAAAACAGATTATAGCCACCCCAGGTTATTTCAAGGTGTATGCAGGGGTTGTTGTTTTAGTTGCCAAGAGCGGTAATAAGACTGGTGCATTAAGTGTACTATTTCCCGGCGATAACGTCTGCATATCACATGATTGTTGGGTCGAATCTTTAAGCAAATCTTCCTTATTTATAATTGATCCTATAATTGGTTTGGAAGTAAAACAATTTGCAGATGCGGCTGTGCAGCAATTGGAAAATAGGGATTGGAATAGTAAGGAAAATTCATTTAAGAGATCAATCTATCAATTGTTGCAGAAATTCACCCAACACGGCATTACTGGTGTGAATATTACTGAGATTGCTAAAGTAGTGGGGGCCTCACGGGAAACCACCGGTCGTCGGATTGATGAATTAATTAAAGAACATAAAATATCTAAAGTGGCTCCGTCATACTGGAGGACATTGTGAGTAGAGTCAGAAGTTTCGCGGGTGTTAAAAATCAGGCATTGCGCGAGAAGGTGGATGTCATCACCAACGAGCTACACGACCTGCTGGAAGATGCGTACTACGGAACGTATGTGTCCGACGGGGTGCGGATGTCTGACGGGTGGAAACATGGTGTATCTAAACCCTTCCTGAGTTGGGACGTGGAGCCTACGCTGCCAGAATCGCTGGCGTTGTTTCAGGCACTACATGGTATGTTGTTTCAAATCCACACACTGATGTTCCATGAGGTAAACCTGAAAGAGCCTGAACCATTATCGTCATCTGCTTATGACGATGACCTTGATGAAAATCAGAATCCAGTAAGTAAGGTATTAGTTATAGGTCAACAGTTACTGCAAACAGCGTTGGAGACCGGAGTTAACCCTATACCAATGAAAAATTGGATTAAGTCTGAGGTACAGACACAGCTAGGTCATAATATTAACTTATGACTACGAAATTTATTACTCCAGTCGATATTACTCCGGGCACGGCAGGCTCATGGCAAGATATCGATGTCACCGCTTACGTCTCGGACAATGCTACTGGGGTAATTTGCAGAGTGACCACTGATGGCACTGGTAAGCTGCACTGGCGCAAAAATGGCAGTACAGATGCTTTGGAATATTTTTCTGATGCAAATGAACATGTCTTTTTCCTGTGCGGCATCGATGGCTCCGATATATTCGAGATGTATATTAAAACACTATCGGTGGTTTACCTTGTGGGGTACACCGAGGATGAAGCAACGTACTTCACTAACAGAACAGACATTCAAACTGGTTCAGCTAATGTATGGAACGACTATGATATTTCTAGTGATACCGGCGGGGACACAGCGGTAGCGGCGATAGTGAGCTTCCGTGGGGCGGGGCATCAAATATTTGGATTCAGAAAGAATGGCGGCACGGACGCCATACAACGACAGAAATATGGGTGGATCGGGGCCATCGTGGGGGTGGACGGCAGCGAAATTCTGGAAGGGTATCAAGACACCACGACTGACCCCGCTCAGCTAGAAGGTTATTTCACCGAAGGCATCAATATGTACACCAACGGGGTGGTCAACGACCTCGCTGATAATAAAGATTTCTACCAGCAGCTAGACCCCATGCCGGGAGTAGAAGGGATAATCGTGGAGGCAGAGGCGTCTTTTGCTCAAGCAGGCAATAGGGTTCGCACAAGGGGCTCAACCGATATGGCCTTCACCAACAACAACATGGATCAGCATATGTTCCACTTTGTCCAATGCGATGCACTAGGTAGAACGGAGGGATTGATTGCATCGACCAGTATTGACTGGAACATCCTCGGCTACTGGGGGAAGCTATCCACCGCTGAAATCGTCGAGGTCACGTACCAAGTCAGCGCCAATGATCGAGACGGAGAAGAAATTGACGACACAACGTGGGATGAGGATGGGTGGGACTCGGACGGTATCCGTGTGGGGGACGACAGCGGAACAGATCACGATATGGGCATGGCTTGGACGGGGGTTGCGGTGCCTAAAGGCGCTAAGATATTATCGGCTACCATTGAGGTGTTTTGTAAGTGGGAGTCCAGCGTAGGCATCAATCCCCAGACATTAATGTACGGCTTCGCTGTCGATGATCTCGCTGCCTTCGGAGCATCTAACCGTCCCTCACAGATAGCACAGACAACGGCGTTCGTTGACCAGAAATATGACGGCGAGGAAGATTACCGGGATGAGGAGTTTGTTCCCTTGTATGATGCTGCTGATCTTATTCAAGAAATAGTGGACAGAGATGGATGGGTATCGGGTAATGCTCTAGGTGTAGTCTGGAAGGAGAATGGGTCTCCTAGCAGCTACCGGTGGCAATTACAAACCTACAACCGCAGCACAAGCCAAGCAGCGAAGATCACGATCAACTATATTGTACTGGGTGGGATACCGCACACGATCAGGAATCAATATAATTTTAGACAAATGCCAGCATTATTAACGAGGTGATTTATGGGTAGAATGTACACAACTAAATTTGCAGACGTTGCAGTATCAGCGCTCCAGGATTTATTTGAGATATTAGCACCATCCAACGCGGTCATAATTGTTCACGAATGGTCTATATTACAAAATTCTGATGTAAGTGACGCGGAGGATGAAGTACTACGTATTGAAACGGTGCGTGGAGATGGCACCGTTACCAGCGGATCGGGGGGCTCTACGGACACCCCGCAGCCAATTGATAATGGTGATGCGGCATCCGGCGCTACCGTAGAAACAAACAATACGACCCGCATGGTCGTGGGAACCGGTGTCCTCGATGTCGGCCCTCAGTATGGGTGGAATGTGCGCATTGGTCTTGAAAAGATTTACACGCCGGAAACACGACCTATAATTACGCCATCGGACAGATGGACACTTTCGTTAGATGACACACCTGCGGATGAAATAACTATGAGTGGATCAATTACTTTTGAAGAGATTGGGGGCTAGGGGCCCAATAAATGGCTAGCATTTATCGTCGAAGGTTTGATTATGCTATACACACTCGGCGTAAGAAAATTACGCTTGGGTCGTCGGGCGTGTCTGTTGATGTTCAGATACCTTCGGTTGATTTAATATTATCTACTTTCTCTCCGACGGTTGAACAGACTACCAGTGAAAGCGAAAATCCTGCCTCATTTAATTTAACGATATCGACTTTTGCTCCAGCGGTAGAGCACACCACTAGTGAAAGTGATTCCATACCAGGATTCAATTTAACGCTATCGACTTTCGCACCGTCAGTTGAACAGACTACTAATGAAAATGAGATCCCTTCTGCATTTAATTTAACGATATCAACTTTTGCTCCGACGGTTGAACAGACTACTGTTGAAAGTGACGTAATACCAGGGTTTAATTTAACGCTATCTACATTTGCTCCATCGGTTGAACAGACTACTGGTGAAAATGAGATCCCTTCTGCATTTAATTTAACGATATCAACGTCCGCCCCGGTAATTGAACACACCACCAGTGAAAGCGAAAATCCTGCCTCATTTAATTTAGCGATATCAACTTTTGCTCCGACGGTTGAACATACTACCAATGAAAGTGATTCCATACCGGGATTTAATTTAGCGATATCAACCTTTGCCCCGACGGTTGAGCACACTACCGGTGAAAGCGATTTAATACCGGGCTTCAACTTAATATTATCTACTTTCGCCCCGACGGTTGAGCAGACCACTGTTGAAAGTGACGTAATACCAGGATTTAATTTAACGATATCTACTGCCGCCCCGGTAGTTGAACACACCACTTCTGAAAGTGATTCCATACCAGGATTTAATTTAGCAATTAGTGCCACTGCTCCATCGGTTGAACACACCACTAGTGAAAGTGACATAATACCGGGGTTCAATTTAGCAATTAGTACCACTGCCCCGGTAGTCGAATTATCCACTAGTGAAAGTGATATAATACCGGGGTTCAATTTAGCAATTAGTACCACTGCCCCGGTAGTCGAATTATCCACTAGTGAAAGTGATATAATACCGGGGTTCAATTTAGCGATATCCACTTTCGCCCCAACGGTAGAACATACCACTGCCGAAAGTGACGTAATACCAGAATTTAATTTGATTATATCTACCGCAGCACCTAGTGTTGCAGTAACTAATCATATCAGTTTTGAGGTCCCTGCTGCGAACCTTACTCTAGCGACTGTTGCTCCTTCAGTCGGGACGGGTATAGGGGTACCAGCAGTGGACCTCAATCTATCCACCCTCGCCCCAACGGTAGAACACACCACTAATGAAAGTGATGTGATACCGTCGGCGAATTTAATAATCAGTACATTTACCCCCGCAGTTGAACATACCACTAATGAGGATGAATCACCGGTAAGCTTTGATTTAACGATATCTACATTTGCTCCAGCAGTAGAACACACTACCAGTGAAAGTGATATAATACCGGGATTTGATTTAACGATATCTACATTTGCTCCGGCAGTAGAACACACCACTAATGAAAGTGATGTAATACCATCGGCGAATTTAGCTATATCGACCTCCGCACCGTCGGTTGAACACACTACCAGTGAAAACAAGGTAATCCCGCCCTTTGATTTAACATTATCCACTTCCGTCCCTAAAGTTGGTGGGAGTGTGGATGCAGACATCCCATCCAGTGACCTGACGATTAGTACGACCGCCCCGACAGTTGAACAGACCACTGTTGAGAGCGATGTAATACCGGGCTTCAATTTAACGATATCCACTGCCGCTCCGGTAGTTGAGCACACCACTAACGAGATCGAAAGTCCTGCTTCATTTGATTTAACATTATCTACATTCGCACCGTTAATCGAACAGACCACTGATGAGAGTGATGTAATACCATCGGCTAATTTAATAATTTCCACTGCCGCACCATTAGTTGAACAGACTACTAATGAAAGTGATATAATCCCATCGGCGAATTTAATAATATCGACCTTCGCACCGTCAGTTGAACACACTGATACAGAAAGTGATATAATACCTGGGTTTAATTTAGCATTATCTACTTTCGCCCCGTCAGTTGAACACACTACTAATGAGAGTGACGTAGTACCATCGATTAATTTGGTGATATCCACTACCGCACCTGTAGTAGGACAAACAACTAATGAGATTGAAACCCCTACCGCATTCAATCTAGAGATCAGTACGTTTGCCCCATCAGTCGAACATACTACCGATGAGAGCGATGTAATACCGGGCTTCAATTTAACGATATCCACTGCCGCCCCAACGGTAGAGCATACCACCAACGAGATTGAAAGTCCCGCTTCATTTAATTTAGTATTATCAACTTTCGCTCCGACGATTGAACACACTACACATCGTGATATTGAGATTCCGTCAGTAGATATATCATTATCGACTTTTGCACCAGAGGTAATTACCGATCGGGATTGGGATATTGAGATTCCATCGGTAGATATATCATTGTCGACCATTGCGCCTTTGGTGGGCGTCACTGATAATACCTTTATAGATGTCCCATCAGCTAACCTAAGTATATTGACGTCAGTGCCGGAAGTATCTAGTATTAGAGTATTGGATGTATTCACGGTATTATCCACTAATCTTCTAGATTCCACATTAGCATCTAATGACACTGATTCATCTCTTGATTCCGTCGACCCAGATGCATCCCTGGATTCTGTTGACCTGGATTCTACATTGGCGTCTGATGGTATTGATTCGTCCCTTGATTCCACTGACCTGGATTCAACGGTGACATCGAACGATTTAGGTTCATCTAAAAGTTCTATTGACCTGGATTCAACGGCGGTGTCTAATAGTTTAGACTCACCTAAAAACTCCAATAGTTTAGACTCATCCTTAACATCCAATCGATTAGGCCGATTGAAAAACACAGGTACTTAATAATGGCTGCTATATTTACAACTCAACAGATAATTGGCTCGTATATCTTAGGTGAGCTCCCGAAGGCTTTGCAAATAACTTTTAAAGATGATTCAGATGTGGTTATCGATCTAACGGGATTTACGGCTAAATTTGAAATAGTTAGGTTAGATGGAACTGATCCAGGTAATTTAGGGCAAGGAACCCCCTCAATCGTTACGGAGGCCAGTGGATTGACACAATATATCTGGCATGCAAATGATCTATTGACTGTTGGGATGTACCGGGGTATAATGTGGGTTGGGGATGGTACAAACCGCTATGGTTCCGATTTTTTTGAGTGGTTCGTGAGAGATTCACTTACCACCGTACCGAGTATTTAGATATGGCCGTTAATGACTTTTTAGACATGATGCCAGCGACTATTATACATAGTCCATTTGTGAGTCGAGATTCATATGGTCAACCTACATATGGTAGCTCCACTAATTATAGAGCCAGGATTGTTTACAAGGATACTATAATCCGTGGTGTTGATGGCTCTGAATTGGTATCTAGACAACAATGTTGGGTAAATGGCACCCCTTCCATAAGACCCACTGACAAAGTTACCCTCCCTGATGGGACCTCCCCCCCTATATTCAATGTTGAAAAATTCAGCGATGAATCTGGTGATCACCACGTTAAAATATTCTTCGGGCAGGAGGTCATATGACAACTATCTCCATGAATATCAAGGGCCTCAAGCAATTGAGGAGCGACATGCGAAAGTATGGGGTTAGAGCAGATAAAGCTGTGGTGCAATCCCTGAAAGACGAAGCCGAGGGTATTTTGAAACAAAGCCAGGAATTGGTTCCGGTTGATACCGGTGCATTAAGAGATTCCGGAAGAGTGGTTGGTCCCAGGAAAAGATCAGTTACCATCGAATATGGTGATGATAAAGTTAATTATGCCGCTGCGGTCCATGAAATTTTAGATGCTTTCCATCCCTCAGGTATGGCTAAATTTTTAGAAATACCCGCTAGAAGGGCCTTGGTTGGTATGGGCAAGCGCATGGCCAAGGATGTTAGGAATGCCGTGGGAGGTAAGAAATGAGTATTCTAGATGATATAGGTGCTAAGTTGGTCACCGATTTGGTGGTAGAGGGGGTCACTGGTTGGACCCTAGCTAAATCCTATATGCCGCCCACACCTGATCAGGTCATCGGGATATTTGAAACAGGCGGGATCATACCTGATCAAACTGAAGGGATTTCATATGAATACCCAACATTCCAAGTCAGATGCAGGGGATTGTCTTTTGGGTACGAAGCCACTCGGATAAAAATACAAGAAGTTTTCGACAGTTTAAATAATTCTACGGTGTCTGGGTATATTTACATCTATCCTAATGAATCTGGGCCCATCCTATTGAAATATGATCATGATGATAATCGACCGGAACTGGCATGGAACTTTACGACGATGAAAGGGTAATATATATCGCTGGCGGTGGTCCTTCATTGAAGGGCTATAACTGGGATCTATTGAAAGGAAAACGGATTATTGCCATTAACCGGGCATATGAGGTTATACCTTGGGCCGAGATAGTTTATTTTTCCGATGTCAGATTTTTTGATTGGCATAAAGAAGGCCTATTAAAGCATGCCGGTATTAAAGCATCGGGCAATAAACATGTTGATCACCCTGAAGTGGAAAAATACAAATTTACTGGTTGCAAAGGAATCGATTTAGGTCACATGAAATTGAAACATGGGAATAATTCCGGATATGCAGCGATGAATTTGGCGGTTCATTTAGGTGCTAGAATGATTGTGTTACTTGGATTCGACATGAAATTCAGTAAGACTAACACAGCTAATTGGCATAACGGGTACCCGGTTGCCAGCAGATTAACGCAGTATGAGAAAATGCTGCCATATTTTGAATCAATGCGTGAAGCCTTGGATGAAAGAGGTATATCAGCATTAAATGCGTGTGAAGACTCAGCAATAAATGTATTCTATAGAACACCTCTTGATAAGGCACACTTAGTGAGAATATGATGATAGATCAATATAAAATAATGCATCGCAACCCGAAAAGATTCCCTGGATTTTCTATAAAATTCCATATTGAAGACATTGATAATTTGGTAAAAAAGCATAAAGTAGATAGTTTATTGGATTATGGCTGCGGGAAGGGATATCAATATTTGGCGTCACGGTGCCATGAGTCCTGGGGCATATTACCGCATTGTTATGATCCTGGCGTGACTTTTTTAGACACTAAACCAGAAGGAGTATTTGGAGGTGTGATATGCACAGACGTTCTTGAGCATATCCCTGAAGAGGATATTAATTCATTTTTGAAAACATTATTTGACCACGCAGATAAATTCATATTCCTATCTATCGCTACCTTCCCAGCACGGAAATCCCTGCCGAATGGATTAAATTGCCATGTTACAGTCAAGGATTCCGATTGGTGGATTAAACAAATAGTATCTTTTATGACGTATGATATAGATTGTGTTGTCAGTTTCCGGCATGCTGATAATGAAACGGAATTAGTGGTTGTATGAATCCATCAGCACATTGCCTAGTTAAGAAGTTACCTAATTACCCCTGGAAGTGTATCTATAGCGGTATCAGGGCTCAAGGATATGATCTAAATAGAGGGACCTTACCGACTGATTTGCTGGTTACATGGACTCCGTGGAATAATTCAATTGGTCATCGAGCCGGTGAGCATCAAAAGTCATCCGGTAAAGATTGGATAGTTTTTGAAAATGGATATCTAAATGCTAGTAATGGGACCAGATATTATTGCGCCGGGTTAAATGGTTTCAATGGCCATGGTGACCATAGATTATATACTATTGACAATTCCAGGTTCGACGATCTAAAAATTGATATCAAAGATTGGTCTAAAAATGATGGGTATATTCTAATTGTTTCCCAATTTGGTCATCGCGATACTAGATATTCAATGCCAGTTGATTGGCCAAATATAATCATTGAGAAAATCAGGAAGGTTACAGATCGACCGATATTATATAGACCGAAACCCGGTAAACTTAGGATTCCCACTAAATTATATAAGAACACCACTATAGCCAGTGTTGATGACCCTATTGATGAGTTGATTAAAGGGGCTCACATAACAGTTATCTGGAATAGCAAGGCCGCTATTGAATCATTAATAGCTGGAGTGCCGGTTGTCGTTAACGCTCCGATAGGTATTTCAAAACCGATGGGAACCGAGGTAAGTAATATTGAATCCCCTTATTACCCTGAAAATAGGCTTGAATTTTTCAGGGAATTAGCCTGTTCTCAGTGGAACGAAGACGAAATTTATGCGGGCAGACCATTTAGGCATTTACTGCGATGATCATCAATTATTTTCTGGAACAAGGAACTAGGCCCCGTTTCATCGGGGAAGCCGTTAATGAAGGAGCCAGGAAGAATAATTACAGGTGTTGTACGACACACAAATCTAGATTTAGAAATACAGATACCGATGTAGCTGCTATGTATGGTTTAAGAGAGAATAGCAGAGAGATCATGATTGAATATTTAGCAAAGGGCAAAAAGACATTATTTTTTGATTTGGGGTATTGGGGTAGGCACACCCCTGATAGGCGGTCTGGTCATCACAGGATTGCTATCAATGGATTCCACGCTAAATTTGGTAGAGAGGAATGTAGTTCTGATAGATTCAAGCGATTCGATATTGAATTAAAATCATTTAATCAATCAGGTGATTATATCTTATTGTGTGGTCAATCAGCTAAAGCTGCCTGGGTTTATGGATTAGACCCCGAAGAGTGGGAATTACAGATTATCGAACAAATAAAGGAAAATACCGATAAGTCTATATGGTATGTACCAAAACCATCCTGGGACGGTAAGCGTCCCATTCCGGGAACTGTGTATTGTGATGGGCCGGTAGAACAATATATCGATAATTGTTGGGCAGTGGTTACACATCATAGTAATTCCGGTGTACACGCATTGGCCGCCGGTAAAC